GATGGTGAAAGTATCACTAGTGGGGCCGGCTCCAGTGGTGCCACAGATGCGGCTGCTATTGATTTGATGGTTGGCCCTATGTCTAGTGTGGCATCCAAGATGACACCTGGCGCCGCAGTCGACCCAAGCTTTGCGGCGGATGCAGCAAGAATCTATATTAGTCAAGATACCGACATTGATAAGAATTTTGGTTTGGCAGAGGGTATAGGAGGCAAAGATCGAAAGCATCGTTCTGGAATTGGCATAAAAGCAGATGGAATTAGGATCATCGGGCGCGAAGGTGTTAAAATAGTAACTGGCCCGGGCCACGGAAGCAAAGGCTTTCCCGGAGGTGTGGAGCCTAATTCCAAAGGCGGGAAGCTCCTCCCTGCAGGCGGTAAGATTGATTTGATTGCTGGTAATTTTACAGAGCCACGGTCAGTAGCTCTTTGTTGTGGTGTTGGGACGGAAAAAATAGAAACACTACAACCGGTTCCTCTCGGCTATAATGTCGCAGATGCTCTTTACAACCTTCAATATAATGTGGGACATATTTGGAGTGCTTTATTTGCATTAGTTGCGATTACGATTCCAAAAGATGCTGCCATAGGAATTGATCCGTTAAGAGCGTGGGTACCCACAGCGATAGGCGCCGCCACAACGCCCACATTAAGCCAATGTTTGGCGTCCCTTTATCACGTACGCGTTAATATGTTGGCTTGGGAAAAGAATTACCTTACACCCGGGGCTTATAAATATATTAATAGTTCAAATGTAAGCACAACTTAATCACAAAAAGGTACGCAAATGGCAGAATCAAAGTTTTTAAAATACCAAGACAAAGATGGCAATTTTCTTATTGATGTTTGTGATGCAGTATTAGAAGTTGCGGAAGCCCCCTGTGAAGAAAGCGTTTGCCTCCCCTCAGCGACAGCTGTTGTGCCCAATTGGCAAGTGAGAAAGAGTCTTTCGCCATTTCTAAACGAGAAAATATGTCACTATCAAGTTCCCATTGAGACAAGTTATACGACGACTATCGAGGAGAGGCTTTTAGAAGATCCCAATTTGACGGAAGAAGAAGCTGATGGCTCCCTAAATGAAAGGTTTGAAGAACATATAGAGGAAGCAGTAACTGCATTTATTGAGAGCTATAATAAGGATGATGGAGAAGGTTCAAAGGCTATTGTTAGAGAAGCAATTATTTGGGATGTTACAACGGATTATTTTTTAGAGGCTCGAGCCCAATCACGTCTCCGATTATTATATTCACTACCGTATGAGGTACTTAATAATTTAACTGATGCGCTTCCTGAAACAGACGACGGAGAAGCTAGTCCTATTGAAGTCACATATGAGATAGATGATTTAAAAACAAAACTGACTCACGTTAGAAAAGCACTCAGAATGTATAGCTGGTATAACAAGGTTTATATCAAAACAGATGGTAGTAATTTTTATTATGATGCCGGCCCCAAAGAGGGATCGGTTTTCAATCTGGAAGATTATGGAGATTTTGGAGTTCTTAATGGCTCAAAAATGGCAAAGATACTTCCCGAATTGGACGAATTTTTGAATTCAAAGGGATATAATATTGGCGGCGTTGGTAAATTTGGTGGTTTTACTAAAGATAAAGTTACCAAAGTAATATTTGGGTTTTCTGAAGAATATGAACTGATAAAGATGACTATCTACGCGGCGGGGTGTAGCGAAACTCCTGTAGTGTTTGACGATAGGCTAGCTCCACTTAAAAGAGAAGAGTCGTGGAGCGACCCAACTGCCATGGCCTACTTGGCGCAGTTGGATGATATGATCATTGACTTAACTGCTAGAGAACCGTTGCCATGGCTGGAATTTATTACAAAATACACATATCCGACAGTGTATTCGACGATTAACAAAGGATATGCCAACACAGATCCACAAGATTCGGTAGGCAGTTGTGTGGCGGATACGCTAGCGCAGGAAGGAAAACAACTAGGCGAAAACATATTAGACGAAGTGTTCAGTATTGGAGATGCGATTGCGTACCAGTTTCATCGAAATCGTTGTTCGGATGCACCAGATAAGATATTAGAAGAGTGGGCCCAACTTGGATTAATTTGGGATCCCGATGCAAATCCGGGCGAGACCGTGCCTTTAAGGCAAATGGCAACACAGCAATCATATGAGACATTGTGCGCAGACGATCAAAGTTTAACTGAAATATGCTCCCAATTTGATTATGCCGGCTCTCTTAATGATATAGACGAGATATGGAATCAACTTCTTAGTAACATTAAATTCTGTGGAATGTCGGAATTGCTTATGGGGGCCATCCAATGTTTATTTGGTGGTGTATCTTTTGAAGAGGCCATGTCCACCGTCATAGAGAGCGCCCTGAGGGCCATGAGCTTAGAAAACTTTGATAAGTTGTTCGTTGGTTTGCCTCCGGAGAAACAAGCAGAGCTAGAAGCATTAGCCAAAAAGAAACTCGAGAGTGGCGATGTATTCAAAACAAGCTCAACCCTCCAGCAGACTTCAGATTCCCTCGAAGGTAAGTTAGAAATTGAAAAACTTTGGGAAGACAAGGATATGGTGGAAGCAGAGCAAGAAGCTTTCGGAGGTTATCAGACGCAGCAAGGAACCCAAGAGCGACCAATGTGGGGTGATCCTGAGGCCGATGAGATCTCGGGCACTGACGCGTCAAGGCGAACATTGGCAAAACAGTTTGACGAGGCAATCTCGGGGACCGGGTCTGCTAGAGCCAGCAATAATGTTTTAATGGAAGCGTGGATCCAGGCATATTTGGAATTATTCTCGGAGAATTATCATGAATTATTGGATCATTTGAACAAATTACCAGGAGCCCAAATAGTCGCATATCTTATTGCTACTTTAGATTGCCCACAACCCCCCATATTAAATCCGTCGGGTTTGGATTTTATTAAAAGTATAGAAGCCCCGTTTTGTGGAAACACCTTTGACCTTACATATCCAAAAATAAGAAATCCTTTTGAATGGTATCCGAAATCTAAAGACTTTATGTCGGTAATATTTGATGCAGCCAGATATGTGATTCAGCAAGCAATATTGAAGATCATCATAATGATCATGGTGAAAATTTGTGAAATAATGGGAAATGCTGCCTGTGACGCTATAGGCGCTGGGGGCGCCGCTCTGGCATCATTGGCATCTGGAGGTCGAACTAAAATTTCGGATGCTATTAGAGACTCTATTTGTGGTGATGAAGTCGATCAAGAACAGATAGATGATACTGTGGTGGATATGCTTTCTACTTTGGGATTGGGCGCCGCGGCCTTGGCTGATACAGAACAAGTATTGAATTTAGCTGGTGATATATCGAGTGCAGTTACGACGGAAGAATTATATGGCGCGTTTTTATGTGAACCGTCGCCAGAATTTTTAACAATAGTTAGACAGATAGTGCAATATGATTACCCAGACCTAGCCGAAGCGTTGAAGGGCGAAGAAGATATAAAAAGTTTTTTCTGTAATATGGGCAATTTAATGCCTGAAGATTTTAAAGATCAAATGAAAAATATCTTGGATGAATATCCCGGGATCACCCAAATTGCTAGTTTGTGTCCAACACCTGAAGAGATTTGTAAATTTAATGATTTAAGGAGTGAGATTCTTGGAGACCGCGCCACCCCAGATCAGCTTTTACAAATGTGTGAGCCCAATGATGATTTAGCTGATTTAAGCAATCTTGCTCAAGGAGGATTGCCCTCATTGCCACCAATGGTTTCGGATCCGGGATGCAATAATGGTATTTTACCATTTGAACCAGACGAGGCGATTGCGGTTGTGTCTGTCGCTCTTAATAATATGTTGGAACAATTAAAAGTTGATTTTACTTACGATATGATTGGAAATGGACCATTTGAGAAAAAGTGGGGACTTATGAATATGGTTTTATCGGATACGATGGGGAAGCCTCTCACTGCCCACCTTAGAAAATCTTTTAATCAAAAGAAATATGTTGATTTTTATATGGACCAAGGCGCCGCCGGCGACCCTGACGCGCTTACTCTCTTCCCAGATCCCCCCCTTCTCATACGACAAAGGGGCGCCTTTCCGACAAAAATTGCAGAATGGCTTCAAGAACAATTGCGTGATGATATCATCAAAGATACTTTTAAATCAAATAATGAGTTTCAAGCCTTGGTTGCGGATCCACCACGGCCACTTAGTGACGTGGGTGTAGAAACTGCTAGTGGAGTGATAGACCCATTGAGATTGGATGATGATATATTGGGATATAACACATCATTCACGATTGCAGACGAGACGATTACATTTATTGAGGAAGCAAGGAAACTAAAGCCCGATTTTACCTTAGAATTTAGAGATAACTGCAAAGGTCTTCAAAAGGATCCAGATGGCGGTGTGACACCATTCTCAAAGCTGGCAGTCGACGGTGACGCTTATTTAGACGCATTTAATCTAGAAATTTATTTATCTGAGATGGTTTCTGATGATGGGACCATTGGGCTAGCCCATAATTTAGGCTCGCAGCCGGCCCAGCCATGGGCGATTACATCGATTAATGATGATCATGCTCACACTTATACCGTTGATGTTAATAATAATGGGACAACTTCTTATACTGATGGTCATGAACATGAAATTATACTTGGTGTAGTCCAAGAAGCGGACGACCATACGCACCTTTTAGAAGGAGTAAAATTCTCACCAGAGTTTACTTCACTACCGCGTGACACTAGTCGAATTAAGATCACAGGAACTGAAAACGATACCGCAGATATCGGTACCACTTGGGCAACCATGGTTCCTGTGAACAGAACCACATCTACGGGTAAGCAAACACAAGCAGTCCTTATACCTAAAAATGAGGCCGAAGATGCTGTTCCAATTAGCAATGTAAGATATGAATTTTTGTCAATAGACAACACCTTAGAGGGAATGAAATTTGATGATTATCCGGATTTTGTTTCAACATTTCGCTCTTATCAAGATTACCTTCCGCAGGTGGTATTGTTAAAAGAAATGTTAGGTTCAACGATTATGAGTAGCACGCTAGCTCTTGCATATGATGAAATTATGCAAGCTTTATTGGAAAAATTCATTGAAGAGGTTGCCGCCAACGATGATTCATTTGAGTATGGAGCCGTTTTTGATGATTTGTCATATGAAGATGTTGAATATGTATTAGCAAATGATTTAGAGGGCGCTTCTACTGTCGACGGTGCGCCCGCAGTGGCTGGTACAAATTACTACGATGTGAGAATACCAGTAGACGAAGACGATCCTCGACGTCCAATCTTAGGATCGGAGCGCAGGATTTTCCGTAACGATCAAATAATGGGAATAAGTAGAATGCAACATAATGAAGAGACCCTGCTCTCCGACACCCCTAACCGCGTATTTTATTTAGATCCTCTTGTATATGGGGGTTCATACGTGAATCCACCCATCCACATCAAACCGCTTCAAAACAAAGGGTGGTTAGGATTGATAGATGTTATGTTCCCAGAGATAAGTCCTTGCAAGCCTTACGCAACCGATTTAATTGATTTTGAAGATATTCAAAAGAAGATGGATGATGCTTACCCGAATATCCCCGAAGACCCGCGACTCCAAGACGATCCAGATTGCGCGGTAGAGGTACCTTATAATAGGATATTAGACAGATCTGCGGCCGCCGCCCTAGAAGGCCTTATTGCGGCCGCCATAAGAATTTATGTTAGCACCAACCTCATAAAATCGATGAGTACGTTTACTAGATTTAAACCGAGTTTTCCCGATGTTTTTAGTTCAATATATGCATCTTATATTGTTGAAGATATGAAAGCGAGTTTTAAAGATCCCGTGGGTATTTTTCAAGGACCATTTAAAAATATTGAATTTTGGTATGCATTTTTAGAACAAACTGTACAGTTGTATGGAAGAAAAGTTGATGATGGTGAAATTTTTGATCCGCCGGAAAGCGTTATAGAAGCTTTAAATCGATTGAACGATATTCAAGAAAGCTATGTATACCCCGACAGAGAGGCCATGGAGGAAGAAACAGGGACGTCCGGCCGCCCCAAGGGGTTAGGGCTAATTAAAGATTTAAGACTAAGAAGATACCGAGAAACTAAAAATTACGAAGCCATTCAGGCTACCGAAGAAGATGCTAAGTTAATTTTTAAGGAATTGGTGATAGAACAATTGAATTATATGGGCGAGAAGTTTGCTAAAAATCTAGAAATTATTGGAATGACTCCTGACGTTTATGATTTGGATTATTATCTCCTTCAAGAATTGGCATGGGGAGGCGAGGGCCTAGATCTCGGTCATGAAATAGTAGAGAGTTATACCAACCTTCCAATAGTCCCATACGAAGAGAATGAGGAAGCTGAAGGGCCCTATTATACCGGCGGCAGCGAATTCGCCACCCCAGACGGAAGTGGATATGTTGGCTATTATCATGTTACAACAGATGAAGAAGATGGAAGTCCTTTATACTTGACTGGAGAATTTGACACTGATGCGGAACATGATATTTTAACTCCTTTTGCCAACAAAATTGAAGTGATGATCGGAGACATAGAATCTTATCCAGCTACGGAAATGACGGATTATGATCCCTCCGATACAAGCAAACCGTTTATTATTGAAAAATATATTAGCATAAATGGTACCAAGATGGCCCCCGCAACAGCAGTGGGGGAAATAACCAACACAGCCACCAATCCCGATCAAAATTTAAACATATCAGATGTTTACCCGGGCGATATGGAACTGGTCACAGATACAAACGGTCAAGTAGTTGGTTTAACTGGCGAACTTGGCGTTAGATATGGCCTTAGATTTTCAGTAATTATTAATAGCGCCGCATACCCAATCACAGAAGTTGAGGTAGATTCTCTGGATTTACAACTTGCACAGGTTGATCCATTTAATGAAAATAGTAAATTATTGTTATGTCTGATCAATATGTTGAAAGAAGATGAAAAATTTAGACTTATAGCACATTATATTTTCCCATTGAACAAGCTGACTGCGGCAATAGCCATGTATAACGGTGAGGCGTTTTTAGCCTCAATTGGTGAAAAAGTTGTGCCCGTTGGCGATGCAAACTCCGCGGACATGTCCTTAAAGCCTGGATCGAGTGTTAGCTTCACATCACTCGACGCGGACGGCGAGGAGGCCTTCAATGAAGATGATGTGGTGTCGGTTGTCACCGAAACCGACGGCGTCGACGGGTGGGCCCACAAGGTTGATCGGGGATTAGGAACGCCATTTGTGTTAGAGTGGGATGATTGGGGCCAAACCTTATTGTGTAACTCACAAGCTAGAATAAAGAAGATGTTCAAGAGTTATTACAATTCTCGTACATGGGCCCCCGGCGCCGAAGATGATAGTTTTGGGGGTCCTGGTGATAGCCCAGGAGTAATTATTACCAAAGAGTTTAAAGAAAAAATCAAGAGCGCCCCTGGTCAACATCTTTTGCCAAGGTGGAAAAAAAGAATGCTTCGAACAAATCCCTTTAATGAGAATGGAGAATTGTGCGAAAGTAGTGATTGATGATATTTATATATGAGGTAAACAAAAATGAGTTCACTTGCAGTAGCCCTTCCGTTGGAATTAAATTCTTCAACAGGCTTTCAAATGATTGGGAGCATCAAGAAGCTTTTTCAACAAAATTTAAAAATGCTGGTACTAACCAATCCTGGCGAACGAGTCATGGAACCACGATTTGGTGTCGGTCTTAAAAGATATTTATTTGAAAATTTTGGAATAGATACGAGAACTGAAATAGAGGCTAAAATTAGAGAGCAAGTACGAATTTACATACCAGCAATAAGAATCGATGAGATTCTTTTTGGCAACACTGATCCAGATAGTAATTACTTAGGCATCCAAATAAGATATAGCATTCCCAATATTAGAGTATCGGATTTCTTAGAAATTACTACTTAAAAACGAGGGTTTTTTAATGCCAGATGAACAAAAAAAGATAGTACCAATAGATTATACGCACCGCGAGTATGAATCGATTCGCAGTGATTTGATGCAAATAGTTGAAAGATTCTATCCAGACAATTTCAAAGATTGGAGTGAGGCATCTTTCGGTTCTTTAATGCTTGATGCGGTAGCTTATGTTGGAGATCAGCTTTCATTTTATCTAGATTATAACGTTAATGAGTCCTTTTTAGATACCGCTTATCAGTATAATAATATTTTGCGGCACGGTAGGATTTTAGGATACAAATATACGGGTCGACCCTCCACGTATGGAAAAGTGGCAATGTATGTTATAGTGCCAGCTTCGAGTACTGGCATAGGCCCCGACGTTGATTATATTCCCATAGTGAAAAGGGGTGCTCGCATGACGTCGGATACTGGTTTAAACTTTGTTTTGGTTGAGAATATTGATTTCGCAGATCCTAAAAATCCAGTCGTTGTAGCTACAGCTGATACTACCACGGGCGCCCCCACTTTTTATGCGATTAAAGCATATGGAAATGTCGTTTCGGGCTTTTTTAGCCAGGAAAGAATTAGTGTAGGGGCTTATCAAAGATTTTTAAGACTTCGTTTAAGAGCGTCAGATGTTAATGAGGTAATTTCTATAACCGATTCACAAGGTAACGAATATTTTGAAGTAGATTATTTGGCGCAGGATATGGTGTTGAAAGAAATAGCCAATTCAAATTATAAAAATGATAACGTGCCATCAATTTTAAAACCTCTTTTGGTATCTAGAAAGTTTGTTGTTGAGAGAACTCGCACAAATACTTATTTACAATTTGGTAGCGGGCAGACCGGCGAGACTAATGTTGTAGCTGATCCTCAATCAGTTGCAATGAACGTATTTGGAAAAGATTATGTAACTGACATCACTTTTGATCCGACGCGTTTATCAAAAAATGAAAGTTTAGGAATGGTTCCCTCCAATACCACTCTAACAATAACGTATAGGGTGACGAACCCCGCCAACTCCAACGTCGGCGAGGGAGCTTTAAAAACTGTTGCAAATGCAAAAATGAACTTCGTTAACCTACCGGCGCTGAATACAGCCACCACGAAGGCGGTTACCGATTCTTTAGAAGTTTACAATGAAGAGCCAATAGTGGGGGATGTTACGTCTCCCACCTCGGGGGAAATTAAAAGAAGAATTTTTGATACTTTTCCCACTCAAAGCCGAGCCGTCACCAAAGCCGATTATGAAAACCTTGTATATAGAATGCCAGCAAAATATGGTTCTATTAAGAGAGTTTCTGCGCAAAAAGATCCAAACGCATTGAAAAGAAATCTTAATTTATATGTTATATCCGAGGACAGTCAAGGAAAATTGGTTAAGACCAATAGCACCATTAAAGATAACATAAAAACATGGTTAAATCAGTATCGAATGATTAATGATACAATTGACATTTTAGATCCATATATTTTGAATATAGGAATAGAATTTACCATTAAAGCAGCTACCGGCGCCGACAAGTTTGTATTATTAGATAATGCTATTAATACATTAGCGGCAAAATATAATTACCCTTTTTATATTGGAGAGCCATTCTATATTAGCGATATTTATAGTGAGTTGAAAAATGTTAATGGTTTGTTGGACGTTTTGACTGTGAGGCTTGTCAACAAGGGGGGCTCTGACTACTCTTCTGCTAATATAGATATTAATGACAATATATCACCTGACGGAAGCTATTTGATGGTGCCGGCAAACGCATTAGTGGAAATTAAATTTCCTACGACCGATATCAAAGGAAAGGTTGTGTAATGACTATTAAAAAATATGTAGCTGACGCCGATAATACAATTGTCAACGCTTATGAACTCAACTTGACGACCCGTGGCACGGGCGCTAACGCTGGGCAGGCGGATATTTTAGAGACTTTTTCCATCTATGGAAGAGTGACGACTAGCTCACAGGAACTTTCTAGAGTTCTTATTAAATTTCCAGTTACAGATGTTTCTACAGATAGAACCAACGGTAACATTCCGGCCAGTGGTAATGTTAGCTTTTATCTTAAAATGTACAACGCGGAGCATTCCAAAACAGTGCCACGAGATTATACCATTTCTGTTTACACTGTTTCACAGTCTTGGCAAGAAGGTCTTGGTTTAGACCTTGAAGGGTATAAGAATTTAACAGCAGGCCATCAGGGTTCAAATTGGATGAGCGCATCTAAGACTGCTTATTGGACGGATATTAATGATACTTTATTGGCTGGTGGTTCTTATATCACAGGCGCCGAACCAGATGGCGTTGGCTCCAATGCTGATGTTGATACTGAAATATATATTTTTAAACAAACAATGTCAACAGGATTGGAAGATCTTGAAATAGATGTAACACCCGTCATAGAGCAATGGATCGCCGGAACGTATTCAAATTATGGCTTTGGAATTCGTCTATCGGCGAGCTATGAAGCTTATGACTCGGGGTCTGCCAACACGGTTACAAGCAGGAAGCCGGGTCAGTTAGCACTTGATGCCGATGACACCACTCAAAGCGTCATTTATAATCCTAGTGGCTCAACTATATCATATTATACAAAGAGGTTTTTTGCTCGAGGAACAGAATTCTTTTTCAAGAAACCAACTATCGAAGCTCGGTGGAATTCCGGAAGAGCGGACAATAGAGGAGATTTTTTCTTTAGCAGTTCCCTA